GTTGTTATCGAAAATCGAATCGATCACCGATTCAGGAAAATCAGGATGCAATTTCTTGAGTGTCTCAATAATCATAATAGGTCTCCTTCTGGAATATGTAACGCACCGTCACACAGGGCTAGAACTTTCAGGTTCATCTGACCCTCATATTTTTGTAGTTGCTCCTCCAGCGAGAGGATTTCGCGCTCTATCTGATCTTGGAAATGATTCACCACGATATTACAGGCGTATGTAACTGTCTCGTTATCAACATCTCGTTCATCAAGCAAAGCGATTAAATCTTCTTGGATTCGATGGCTGAGACGTGATCCTGAACTCATACTGTCTGTCGCAAAGGTGGTTCCAACAGGAAGTGGTTTTTGTTTGTGATACATAACTTTCTCCTTTCGCTAAAAACAAACGTGAATGAAGCAAACCAGTCAGCAGACCAACTGGATCGCCGACCAATAGAGATAAAATACTTTGTATTTATTGGCGCGCACCTAAAGGGGGGGGTCAGCGGATTTCTGGGAGCCGACCCATAGAGATACGCTCAGCTACCTTTCTCCTTCATACAGGGAGAGGATTTCGCGCTCCATCTGATCCTGTCTTTGTCGTGATTCCCCCAAGTGAGTCCGGGGTCGTGGCAGTTGCTCCTTGAAATGATCTACCACGATTTGACAGACGGATGTAACTGTCTCGCTATCAACATCTCGTTCATTAAGCAAAGCGATTAAATCTTCTTGGATTCGATAGCTAAGACGTAATCCTAAACTCATACTGTCAGGGAGTAGATAGTCCAGTTGCTTATGTAAATTGTGATCCATAACTTTCTCCTTTCGCTAAAAGCGAACGTGAATGAAGCAATCCGGTCAGCAGACCAACCGGATCGCCGACTAATAGAGATAAAATACTTTGTATTTATTGGCGCGCACCTAAAGGGAAAAATCTGACATCCTTTTGCGTAGTCATTACTAACAGGACGACAAACCTGTGTTCGTAAGGGAAAATGTGGTCATACCAAAACGCGAAGGCATTGAAATGATTACCACTGATAATCGTGAACCAATCGAACGTAAGCACAGGCTCACTCCCTCAGAAATAAGCCCTGATCGCAAGAAAGTTTCGCGTGTCACGGTGTCCTCTCTGGCAAAAATGTACGACCGCGCACCTCTCACGATGCGTGACATTGCGAAATTGCGTGGATTTATACGCGATGAAGTCCAGTGCATCCTTCCACTCGCAATTCGCGCTGTCGAGGGTGACATCAAGTGGACTCCGCAACAGGTTTCGTTATTCCGCACGCTAATGGCAAAGGTTGTTCCCGACCTTTCGCAGTCGCACACGACCGTTGAGCATCGCCACGTTGACGTGAACAAGTTATCACGCGATGAACTCGAAGCGATTGCATCAGGTCTGCACGATGGGCAGGTCGAAGAATCCCCTTCCAAGGGAGTCCTGAGTGATGAAAAATCAAGCACTTAGGCTGTTGTTGTGTCATTTCCGTGTCGAACCGTGTCAAGCCAAACTCCAAGCCATCAGGACACACAAAAAACACGCAAAAAAAATGGCGACCCCCGAAGGGATCGCCATTGGTGTGCCTGTGCGCGGTTATGAATTAACCAGATTCTCGATCAGGGTTTCGAGGAGGCTTTCGATCTTCTCGACCCGCTTCGCGAGTTTCGCATCTGCCACCGGCTCCGCCGTGAGTTCCCAAATCCCTTCGGGCTCCGCCTCTGCCTTCGGCATTTTCCCGGCACGCACTTTCGCGAGATCAGCCTTTTTGCAAGCCTTACTCGCTTCGCGATATTCCGCACGCCCCTTCACAAGCGGGTCAGCGGACAAGTCCACCGTCACGATCATCGGGCTAACCGCCTGTATTTCGTGCAGATTTCCCTTCACGGCTACGCCGAACTTCGTGACCCGCCCGACCTTGAGCGAGCGAATCGGGTGACCGTTGAGCTCCATCCGCCCCTTCGGGCCGTTAATCGCGATTATCTTCGGCTTTGTCGTGAGAACCGGCATTGTTTTCGTAGTCATTTGCGTACTCCTGCGCTTTACGCGCCTATCCCGGTGAGTCCTGACCGAGTGGCAGGGAATCAGCGATCTGCCGATTCACCGCCAAATAGAGATAAGAGCTTTGCTCTTATTCACGCGTGAGGCATTCGCGTCGTGATGCGCGATTTCACACACGCGGGGGGGGTATACCCGCCGCCCCCCTTTTCGATTTCGCCGTGTTACCGTACCCCTCTCCACGAGCAGTAGCACCATTTTTCTTAACGTGTAACAGGAATTAGACACATGGACATCACCAAACATAAAACATTCAGCAGTTCTGTATCCGTGAACGAGCTTGCGTCATCAATGAAGCAGAAGCGTTTCCATGAAATCAAAGACCCGATAAAGCGTCAGCAAGCCATTTACGATCACCTTATGTCTATGATGATTAATACCATCCATGACAGGACTAAGGCCGCAGACCTTGCCGCCACAAGAGTAGAGACCGTAAGAGACTACGGCGGCGCAAGCCCGACTCTCGATAGCGTTCCTATTGAGGAGATCAAATGACACTAAGCCAGAAAGAGGCGGCTAAGCGTGTACTACAGGTACGCAATGCAGAGCTATCGTTTGTTGATTTCGTTAAATCAATGCACCCTGAATGGAAGATCCCCAAGTTCCAATACACGCTAATGCACGCTCTCAACTTACTAGAGAAGCGTAATCTCTACTCTGGCTTCACAGGAGACACAGATAAGAAGGGAAACCTAATTAAGAAAAACCAATATGGCGAGCCTGTTTACAACATCCTCATCAACATGCCGCCACGCCACGCCAAGTCCACGTTCGCCACTCAGTTATTCCCCGCCTACTACATGGGCCGCAACCCATCACGCTACGTAATGTCCACCTCATACAACGCCTCACTGGCAGTTGACTTTGGACGAGCAGTACGCAGTATCGCGGAAGAACCTATCTTCCCGCAGATATTCCCCCATTTCGCATTCGACCAGACATCCCGCGCCGCAGATGTGTGGCGCACTACAGATAACGGCGCATACTTCGGCATAGGCATGGGGGGCACTACATCTGGCCGACCAGCCAACCTACTCATTATCGATGACCCCATCAAAAACCGCCAAGAAGCTGAGTCCATGACCACCCGTAATAACGCATGGAACTACTACATATCCGCTCTAACCACCCGGCTCCAACCAGAAGCCAACGGCTCTCACCCCATACAGATCATGATCCTCACGCGCTGGCACCCGGACGACCCAGGTGGCCGCATCCAACTCACTGAAGATTGGCAGGAGAACAGATGGCTTCATATCAACTTCCCGGCTAAAAAAGAAGTTAATTGCGGGGTTATGAGATCCGTGGCAGAGTTGCCACCCGATGATCCGCGACATATAAAGACAGGGGAACTCTCCAAGGTATCCCCTAAAAAACGCCACTACAGCCCAACTAAGACAGTAGCCTTATGGCCTGAGCGCTTTCCCCTAGATAATCTCAACCGTATCGAACGCCTCAACCCTCGCGAATTCGCCGCCCTATACCAGCAATCCCCATACATCGAAGGCGGTAACATCATCAAGGCTGACTGGTGGAAGTTCTATGACCCTGAAATCATAAACCCCACCAACTTCAGCGCAATCATCATTGCCGCAGATACCGCCTTCAAAAAGACCGAAACCGCTGACTATTCCGTATTCCTAGTCGGCGGCCTAGCCACAGACGGCGACATCTACATTATTGACCGCGTAAAGGGTCGTTACGACTTCCCCGAACTAAAGCAGAAGGCTGTACACCTCAATACCAAATACCGTGGCAAAGGACTGCGCGGCCTCTACATCGAAGATAAAGCCTCCGGCCAATCCCTAATCCAAGAACTAAAGCATGAGTCCGGCGTTTCCGTTATCGCCTATAAGGTAAACGCAGACAAGGTAGCTCGCGCACACACTGTCACACCTCTTATAGAGGGCGGTCGCGTTTGGCTTCCCCAAGGCGCTCATTGGGTAGACGACTTTATCGACGCCACTGTCTCCTTTCCATCCGCCGTTCACGACGACGACGTAGATGCACTGTCCATCCTCTTAGACTCAATCTCTAAGATGCACGTTGGCGCATCATTCGATGCCCCCATTAATGTATCTGAATCTCTAAACAACCATTACAGTAAGCATAGAGACTCTATTTCACCCCTTTCAGAACTCAACACTTGGCGTGGTTGGGGTCTATAACGGGACGACAAATACCCTTTCAACAAAGAGAATCAAGTAATGTCAGACTATCGTGATTTACGTGGAACAGAGGATCACACAATCGTTGACCTCTCCCCTCATTTCCGCGCTTTAGAAGAACTACAAGACATAGCCTCCCTCCTTTCAGACGAGGAAGAACAAAAACTTGTAGACTTTGCTCGCGCCTGTATGGATATGTCGCACTCGCGTATATCCAAACGCTACCCCCACTGGAAGGAAGCAGACCGCGCACACGACGTATACGTACCCGACACTTCAACCCAGTTCCGCGAAAAGGCTGTTATCACTGACACCCGCGCTATCGCCGACACAGTGCAGACCTATCTTATGGCCGCACTCGCTGGTCGGAACCCTATGTTCCAACTCGAAGGTCTAAACAGGGAATCACGCAAAGTATCCATGATACTAGAGCGTGTACTCCACCAGCACATGCGCCGTACCGCAGGAGAGGCCCGTGTAGCACAGATGATGCAGGACGCCATCCGCTATGGCTTCGCCCCAACAAAAATCGTATGGGACTCCACATCAAACCATAATCGCATCATCAACTTCGATCCACGCCGCACCTTCCCTGACCCTC